GGGCCGTATGCACCAACGTGCTTTGCTCTCACTCTTTCGAGCCGGGCGAGGGTGGCACCTCGCACGGGCTGTGTACTTCCTGCTTTGACAGGCAGATGGCGGAGCTTGAGGCCCTGTACGGCCCGGAGGTCAAGCGTGTGATCCGGCCTCTGGAAAGGGTGGCGGCCTAATGATCCCAGCAACGAATAGCGCGAGGGTGATGTGGCTTGAGCGGGCATACGCCATGCTCCGCGAGAAATTCTTGGCAGATGCTCCAGAGCACGCAGCGGTTACTGTGGGCTTTCCCTCGCGGCGGGTCTCCGGCAAGCGCATGGCGATTGGCCAATGCTGGAGCGGCTGGAAAGATGGCGAGGGTTTCTTTATCAGTATGCACCCGGTAATTTTTCCAGAGCGCTTGCACGTGCTGGAGACGCTGCTCCATGAAATGATTCACGCGGCTTGCGGGCTCGATTGCGGGCATAAGGGAAAATTCCGCGAGCGCATGAAAGCGTGCGGCCTGGAGGGGAAACCCACGGACACGCACGCGGGCGCTGAGTGTGCGGCCCGGCTCAATGCGATTGGCGAGGCCCTGGGGCCTATTCCAGCCGGGCGCGGTGAGCTTACGGCCAAGATCAAGGTGCAAACCACACGGCTGCGCAAGTGGGCTTGCCCTGGGTGTGGCCAGATTGTGAGAGCGGCCACGGACTCTCTCAAGGTTGTCTGTGGCGAGTGTAAAAAACCATACGAAATGGAGGGCGCGAAAGATGAACCTAAGACCGTTTGACAAGGGCAAGGTGGCTGTGTTGGGCCTCGCGGGGTTGGCCTCCGGGCTCTTGGGGAAAGTAAAATTTTTTGGAAAATCGCTCAACCTTTCGGGGCGCGAGTTTCCAGCACCACCCAGCCCGGAGGAGATAGGGAAGCTCCGGGCGGCTTTGCGGGCTCGCATGTTTCAGCGCGTGGCGAGGCCCAACCGGGCCACTCGGCGGCGGCTGGAGCACAGGGCGCGGCGGCATGAGATGCAGACAACCTCGCGGCGGATCAATGCGGGGTTGCTATGAGCGGCGGCCCTGTGGTGCATGCGGTGATCCCAAGCCTTGACTCCGCCCTGATTGCCCGCAAGAGGGCGGAGCGAGCGCTCGCGGATGCGGCCCAGACGGAGACACGGTTAATCGAGGCTCTGGCGGAGGCGGAGAAGAAAGCCTTTGACGCTCTGGCCCGCTATAAATTCCAGATGTTTGGGTATTGGGCGGCCTGCTGGGTGCATACCAACCGGGTTGCCGGTTTTCACTTTCCCAACCCTTTTAAGTCTTTGGTGGAGAAAGCGAGGGCCGGGAAACTATGAGAGCTTACCACGCCAATATACTCTTTCCTGAGTTGCCCGCGAGCCGGGCGGAGTTTTGTTGCACGGTGTACGCCAGCAGCCTGCATACGGCTTTCCGTGAGGTTGGAAAGCGGGCGGAGGCGCACAAGGGCCGGGCGCGGGTGGAGACGGTGAGGATCACGCTCCGATATGGCGCGGAGCGCGTGCCGGAGACTCCCACGGGCGAGGCCCTGCCAAGGCCAGAGCTTGAGGGATTGGCGGCGGCCTATCTTACGGATGATGGAGAGGCCCACGGTGAGTGATTCTGGGCGCTTTAAGAGATACCTTGACCGGCTGGAGCGGCGGCTCCTCGCGGAGCGCGGCAACAGGTGCCAGAGGTGCGGCGCTCCAGCGTACCTTGAGTGGGCACACCTTGAGCCAACCGGCCTTAAGGGGCCTGGGCGCGGAAAGCGGCATAGACTGCTAGACATCCAGCGCCACCCGGAAAAGTACGCCTTATTGTGCGAGCCCGACCACGCGGCGCTAGATGGCCGGGCCTCTAAAACTAATCAGCCAACCGTATAGCGCTTGACCGAAGGGAGCTTTTAACTCGCAAGCCGGAGGTGTCGGTTGGTAACAGGTAGCAATCTTTGGTTCAAGTTTTATTCGGCACGTTGGATGGGCTCGGAGGATGTTTTGGGTATGTCGGCAGCAGATCGTGGAGTCTATATCAGCCTGATTGCGGCGTATCACCAGTACGGGCCACTCCCAGCAAATATGTTGGTTCTTGCAAAACTTTTGGTGATTGATAGGCGAACCCTTGCGCAGTTCATACAAAAATGGCCCGACCTTGCACTAGTTGAACAGGAGTTGAACAAAATTATCCTACCTAAGTGCAATCGAATCATAGAGGGCGTATTCGCGGCCTCGCATAAGAAAGAAAGAATAGAAAGAAAAGAAAGAAAGAGCGAGGGCCAAGATTTACAGCCACTCAGCAAGGATGAGGAGCGGAAAAACGCGGAGCGGGTGTTTAAACAGTTAGAGGAGACGGAGGCGGGCGCGGCGCTCGCGGAGAGGTGGAGTTAATGGCGGAAAGCATGAACCAATCCGGGCCGCATGATCTTAACGCGGAGCGGGCTCTTTTGGGCTCGATTCTTTTGGACAATGCGGCGCTCTATCAAGCCCTGGACTTGGTGACGGAGACGGATTTTTTTGGAAGCGGGCACAAGCTGATCTTTGCCGTAATGTGCCAACTCGCGGGCTCCAACCGCAAGGTTGACCTAGTGACCCTGTGCGGAGAGCTTGAGCGGGCCGGGAATCTGGCCAAGGCCGGAGGCCCTGAGTATATCGCGGGCCTGGGCAATGTTCCGCTGGCCTCCGCTGGCGTGAGTGAGTACGGGCGCATGGTCAAGGATGCCTCGATAGTGCGCGGGCTCTTGAATGCCTCGCGGAATATCGCGGCCCGCTGTGTGGAAAATCGGGAAAGCGTGGCGGAGTTGCTGGAGACGGCACACACGCAACTCTTTGACGTGAGCGAGCGCACGCTTGGAGGCGCGGGCGGCCCTCAGAGCATGGCGGAGATAGTGGCCGGGCTGATCCCAGAGCTTGACCGTACAGCCGGGCAGGGCATGGTGATTGGCGCACCCACGGGCTTTGCCACGCTGGACGCGCTAACGGCGGGCTGGCAGGAGGGTGAGCTTGTGGTACTGGCGGCCCGGCCCAGCATGGGCAAGTCAGCTCTGGCCCTGGATTTTGTGCGCAAGCTCGCGCAGCGCAACGTGCCCGTGGGCATCTTTTCGCTGGAGATGAACAAGAAGAGCTTGGCTCTCCGGCTCGCTTGCCGGATAAGCCAACTCGATTCTCAGCGCCTCCGGCTGGGGCGGCTGAGTAAAGCGGAGTTTGAGTTTCTGGTTAAGGCCATGGGCGAGTTGCAAGGCTGGCCCATCTGGATTGATGACACTCCGGGCCTCTCGATTGAGCAGGTACAGTGGCGGGCGCGGGCGCTCGCACAGCGGGTGCAGCCTCGCCTTGTGGTTGTGGATCATATCCAGTTAGTGCATGCCAAGGCGGAAAACCGTACCCAAGAGGTTACGCGGGTGAGCGGCGGCCTCCAGCAAGCGGCCCGCGAGATAGGGCGCATCTGCAAGGGCACATTCCTGGCGCTCTCTCAACTCTCGCGTATTGGCCCGCATGAGGAGCCTCAACTCCACCACTTAAGAGAGTCTGGGAGTATCGAGCAAGACGCGGATACCTGCCTGTTTTTGTGGGACAAGGCGGGCGAGGAGCCGGATCAAGCCACGGGTGCCAAGCAGATCATGCTGAAAGTGGGCAAGCAGCGCAACGGGCCAACCGGCCTTGATCCGTTGGTGTGGATTCCGGCCCGCGTGGGATTCGAGGAGACGGACTGGAGCCCAACGGAAAGCGCCAATGAGCGCGGAAAGCGTGGCGCGAGATGAGGGAGCTTTGGCTTGTCTGCTGGCGGCTGCACGATTCGGACAAGTGGCAACCGGCAACCAATCAAGTGGATTTTCGAGAGCAAGACGCCAAAGACCGGGCGGCGGCGGAGGCCCGGAAAGTGACCAAGGGCTGCGCAATGCAGCACAGAGTAGTCAAATACACCACACAGGAGATGGGACAATGGAAAATTTGAAACGTCATAATTTTAAGGCGGTTAATTTTGAGCCCTGGGAGCCTCCAGCGGCAAAGCACCACATTGCGGGCAACTGGCCCGCGAATGGCACGCGGCGCTATACGGAGAGAAAGCTCGCGGAGATTCTGGCGCAAGAGCAAGCGGAGATTCGCACGCGGGGCAACAATCGTGATGCCGTGGCGGGCGTGCGTGACACTGTTTATGGTGGCTTTCGCCACGTGCAAGGGGGTTTTTAATGAATAAGCAACGCCTTATCGTGGCACCCAGCATGGCTTTTCACGCTCTTTCTGACGTGGCGTATCACAACGCGGAGGGCTGTATCCATATTTTCTTTCGAGAGGGCGCGGGCGCACCAAGGCCAGCACAGATCACGCGGAAAGCCGACACGGGCAAAGAGTTGGTGTGTTGGAAGTGTGGGATTAACTCACGGCCCTTGCCGGAGGGCGCGGTTACGGCCCGCGAGGTGGCGCGGATGCGCCCGGAGTTGGTTGCCATAGCGGAATATGCGGAGGAGTTGGCTTCGCTTGCCAAGGGCCTTGAGGGTGAGGCGGAGTTGGCGCTCGCGGCGGCCAAGTTGCGCCAAAAAGCCGACAACCTCAAGCCCACGGAGTATGTCTGCTCCTCATGCTCTCCGCTGGGTGTCGTGTGCGGCGGGCAACTCGACAGGAATCAATTTGACAATTGGGCCATACCGGAGCGCTGGCGCACGGAGCATGACGCGCAGTTTTCATATCGTGAGTTGGTGGAGTATTTTATCGAGCACAGCGCGGATATATCCTCCGTACCAAGCGCCCGGATACTGTTTTACCGTCAAAACGGGTTGCCCTGGGCTAAGAATGCCACATCTGCGAATCTGGCCCGGCTGGGTGAGCGCGAGCGATCTATTTTTGTGGCGTTTTATTGGGCGGGCCTCTCATGCGCGGAGATTGCAACGTGCCTGGAGATGGAAGAAAACGCTGTTAAGGTTGCGCTCACACGTGCAAAGAAAAAACTTTTCTGAGATGTACCTAATATGTATCCGTTTCGGACGTTCTTATATGAGGGAAGAATGCAATCGAATTTCGACCACTCCGGCAAGCCAAGCCCAAAGAGCCATACAGCAACGCTGTTATATTCGAGGGCATTACCGGGCTTGGCTTGCCAATCCTTTTGCGGGGTAACACGGTAATGCCTCTCTCCGCTCCTCGCCCATGCGCTGTGCTTGGGTGCCCTGGGGTGACAAGAGAGCGTTACTGTGAGGCGCACGCGGCGGCCCAGCCTGTGCGGAGAGATGAGCGAGACTCAGCGGCCAAGCGAGGTTACGGCTATTGGTGGCGCAAGCTCCGCGAGTACATCCTCCGGCGTGATCCGCTCTGTAAGAATCCTTTCAACATACCGGGCCATGTTGCCCTAAGCACGGATGTTGACCACATCATACCCAAACCTCAAGGCACGGATGACCCGGCCAACCTACAAGGATTGTGCCACTCATGCCACGCACGCAAGACGGCGCTAGAGGACGGAGGCTTTGGGCGGCCCAAGGGGGTAGGGGGGCCTATGTAGTTTTTACCTTGCCTCTTGTAGACCGTTGCGCAAGCTCGACACGCACGCGGACGAAATTAGAGAAGGGGTATGGGCTAGATAATGAGAGGTAGGCCGCCAAAACCACTAGCCCAGAAGCTCGCGGAGGGCTCGCGGGTGCGCAATGACCGGCTCAATCGTGATGCGCCCGTGCCTCCGCTGGGCGAAATGACGCCACCTGATTATTTTACGGATGCCGAAAGGGGCGTATGGGCGGCGGTGATCTGTAATGCTCCGGCTGGCATGATCCGGCCTCTCGATAGCGGGCTGCTTGAGCGCTATTGCTGGGATTATGTGCGGAGGCGCGAGGCCCTGGGCGAGTTTAGGGCTTGGTGCCTGGAGCCCAACAAGAAGCTGGGTGAGACGGACTCGCTCCGCATTGCGGAAAATGGAGTGCTGGGCCGCCATCCAATCTTAGGCGTGATTGAATCCCACACCAAGGCGATGGCGCAAGCAGAGGCCAAGTTAGGACTCACTCCGGTAGACCGTGAGCGCATCCGGGCGGCCACTCAAAAAGAATTGCCCTTTGATGATCCCTGGGCGGCCCTGGAGTTGCCGGGCGAAACCTCCACACAATGAAGCGTGACTATCTCGCGGTTGCCAACAAGTACGCGGAGCAAGTGGTTGCGGGCGAGATTCCGGCATGCCTCTATGTGCGGCAAGCGTGCGCCCGGCACCTCGCGGATGTGGAGGCCCAGAGCGGCCCGGCCTTTCCGTACCGGCTCGACGGCAAGCGGGCTGCTCACGTCTGTGCCTTTGTTGAGTTACTGCCTCACATCAAGGGGCCAAAGGCCAACACGCTGATTTTTCTGGAGCCCTGGGAAGCCTTTATTCTTGTCTCCGTCTTTGGCTGGGTGTCTAAGGCCACAGGCAAGCGGCGCTTTAGAAAAGTTTACATTGAGGTGCCAAGGGGCAACGCCAAAAGCACCTTGAGCGCGGCGATTGGCCTTTACATGCTCGCGGCGGATGGCGAGGAGGGCGCGGAGGTTTACTCCGTTGCGACCACCAAGGATCAAGCTAAAATTTCTTTCGAGATTGCGCAGGCCATGGCCCGCAAGTCTCCGGGCTTTCGCAAGCGCTTTGGGGTGACGGTTGCGGCCCATGCCGTGGCGCAAGTCTCCACCATTAGCATATTCAAGGCGCTGGCGGCGGATAGTGACAAGCTCGACGGCCTAAACGTACACCTAGCCATTATTGATGAGTTGCACGCTCACCCAGACCGTGGCGTATACGATGTGATGGAGACGGGCTGCGGCAAGCGTGACCAAAGCCTATTACTGTGCATTACCACGGCGGGCACGGATCAAGCGGGCGTGTGCTATGAGGTGCGCGGGTACGTGCTCAAGATTTTGGCGGGCACGGTCACTGATGACAAGGTATTTGGGGTTGTCTATACCTTAGACCAAGGCGACAAAAAACGGACTCCCCCTATAGAGGGCGATGATTGGACGGAGCCCGCGAGTTGGGCCAAGGCTAATCCTAATTGGGGCGTAAGCGTAATACCGGAGGTGGTGGCCTCGCTCATCAAAGAGGCTATCGAGACGCCCTCAAAGCAAAACAATATCAAGACCAAGCACCTTGATCTATGGTGCAACGCGGATGTGGCTTGGCTCGATATTCAGAAGTACCGGGCGGCGGGTGATCCCACGCTAAAGATTGAGGCTTTCAGGGGTGAGCGCTGCTGGGGCTCGCTTGATCTTGCGAGCAAGATTGATATTGCGGTTGCCCTCCGGCTCTTTAAGCGGATAGTGGCCGGGCTCCGGCACTATTACTGCTTTCCAACCTTTTGGCTCCCAGAGCAGCGGGTGAGGGAGAGTGACAACTCACAGTATGAGGGCTGGGTTAAGCAGGGGTATATCAGAGTCACAAGCGGAGACATCATAGACTTTGACGCTATCGAGGTGGAGTTAAAGACGTGGCCCGGCCAAGTCAAGCTCGCTTCCGTGGCCTATGATCCCTTTCAGGCAACCCAGATGAGTACGCACCTTGCGGGCGCGGGCTTTCCCGTGCTGGAGGTTGGGCAGACCGTCAAAAACCTCAGTGATCCCATGAAAGAGCTTGACGCCCTGGTGCGGGCCGGGCGCTGGCACCATGATGGCAACCCGGTAATGGAGTGGATGTTCTCAAACGTGCTCGCTCACTATGACCACAAAGACAACATCTTTCCCAACAAGCAAAAGCCGGAGAATAAAATTGACGGGCCGGTAGCGGCAATCATGGCCCTGAGCCGGGCTATGGTGGAGCCTGATCCACCGAAACCTTTCAAGCCTTTTATCGTTTAACACTCTGGCCCGGTACACGGGTGAGCCTCAAGCCCTGAATGGGAAAGGCTACCACACCCAAGCCGGGCCGGAGTGACCACTTTTCACAGAGTCAACTATGAGCATTTTAGCGCGGCTGGGTATGGTGATGCGGGCGGCGGCCCTTGCTGTGAGGCAAGCTCCGCAAGCCGATATTATACGCCTTGGCCTGGGTGACGGCCTGGAGCAGCGAGACGGCAATCCGCTGGAGAATCCGGCCACGCCTCTGGGCGGCCCTGGCTTCTGGGCGTGGCTGTTTGCTGGGGAGACTACAGAGGCCGGTGAAACGGTCAATGATTATTCGGCCCTCCAGCAAGCCACGGTGTATGCCTGTGTGCGCGTGATTTCGGAAAGCGTGGCGTCATTGCCTCTCAAGGTGTATGAGCGCATCAACCCAGCCGGGCGCAAAGAGTCTTTTGACCATGAGCTTTATTACCTGCTCCAATACTCGCCCAACCCGGAGATGACGGCCTTTACCTTCTGGGAAACCATGGCCGGGTGCTGTGCCTTGACGGGCAATTGCTATGCCCAGATCGTGGAGAATAGGGCGGGCAAGGTTTCGGCGCTCTATCCTTTGCACCCGAATAAAACGGAGCCCGTGAGGTTGGCTGACGGCAACATAGCCTATCGCACCACGGACGGCGAGAAAATGGGAGCGTGGCGCTATATCCCATCGGAGGCCGTTTTCCACGTGCCTCTATTTTCCTTTGATGGGCTCAAGGGCCTCAATCCCGTGAACCTGCAAAGGCAACTCATTGGCGGAGCGCGGGCGGCGGAAAAATTCGGAGCAAGGTTTTTTGGTAATGGCTCCAAGCCGGGCGGCATCCTGCACCCAACCACGGGCGCAACGGTTGACGAAACCACCGTAAGCCAAGTGCGCGAGAGTTGGCAGGCCATGCAAGCGGGCATCAATCAGGGCAAGGTTGCCGTAATGCCGGGTGATTGGACTTATCAGCAGATAGGACTAAGCCCGGAAGATTCCCAATTCCTCGAAACGCGCAAGTATAACCGCACGGATATATGCGGGCTTTTCCGGGTTCCTCCTCACATGGTGGGAGACACCACGCGGCTCTCTAATTCCAACCATGAGCAGCAGTCTCTCCAGTTTGTGACGGACACGCTCCGGCCCTACCTCACACGGTTTGAGCAAGAGGCGGAGCGCAAGCTCATGCCCAGACAAGGGCGCTCCTCCGGCAAGTATTTTGCTCAATTCGACGTGAGGGAGCGCTTGCGCGGAGACTTTGCCACAAGCTCCCAAGGGTACGCCCTGGGCCGCCAATGGGGTTGGTACTCAATCAATGACATCCTCGCGGATATGGGAGACAACCCGATAGGCAAAGAGGGAGACATACGGCTTGCTCCCATCAACATGCAAAATCTGGAAAACCTCTTGCCCGAAAACGGCGGCGGCGCTCCACGGCAAGGCGGCGGCGGAGACAAGGCCATTGATGTTGACGCCACGGATGAGGGCGAGGATAAGGGTAGGGGCGGCCTGGAGCAGAAAGACTCGCTCCGGTTTGCCCTGGCCTATATTGCCATGTTCCGTGATGCCGTGGGCCGGGTGTGCAACCGGAAAGAGCGAGATTTGGAGGCTATTCGGCCCATCTTTGGGCCGGTATTGGATAGTCTATCCGTGCAATTGCGTGACGTTCTAGGGGCCAAGTTTGGCCTCCGTGATGGCTGGATGGATGCCTCAGGCGTGGCGGCGGATTGCTTAAAGGGCATGGCGCGGCGGGCTCCGGGTTGGGGCGGGCTTGTTTCACAAGATGACGCGGCTGTGTGGGAATTGCGCAACGCTTTTCGCGTGATGAGCGCGGAGATTGCACAGCGGGCCGGGCGCGAGGCGGCCCAGCAGATTTAAGGTTTGAAATTTGAGATTTCAGAGGGCGGGCAACATGAAGCGAGAATACAGAGTCATCAGTGGAGCGCAATTCCGGGCCAGCGGAGACGCAAAGAGCCTTGCGGGTTACGCGGCGGTATTCAATCAATTGAGCGAGGATTTGGGCGGATTCCGCGAGATGGTACGCCCTGGGGCGTTTAAACGCTGCTTGGATTCCGGGCCGGATGTGCGCTGCCTCTTTAATCATAATTCTAGCGTGGTGCTGGGGCGCACCAAGGCCGGGACATTGAGTCTCGCGGAGGATGACCAAGGCTTGAGCTTTTATTGCGATATGCCGGAGACGCAAGCGGCCCGTGATCTTATGCAGAGCGTGGGGCGCGGTGACATAGACCAATGCTCTTTTGGTTTCATTGTCAATCAAGATAATTGGAGCGAGGGCACGGATAGTGCCGGGCGGCTCACGGTTTTGCGCGAGCTTTTGGATGTTGAGCTTTTTGACGTGAGCCCGGTTACTTATCCGGCCTACCCACAGACAAGCGTGAGCGCTCGCTCACTGTGGCCGGATGGCAAGCCGGAGGGCCTGGAGGATAGACTCCGCGAGGCCCAGACGCCAGCGGCTCCGGCTCCTCCGGCTCCGGCTCCGGTTGAGGATTACACGGCGGAGGCTCGCAAGCTCGCGGCGGAAGTGTTGCGGCGCATGGAGACACCCGCAACCGTCTAACAAGTTTCCCTTTCACATTTTCGGCTGTATCACTGGCCCGCGTGCCCGGATGGGCTGCCTTGAATGGCGGGCGCGTGCTGGTGCGCTTTGGGGTGTCGGCTGGGGCCGTCATTGCCGGGCAAGTCTGTAAGAAAATCCAATCTCAGAGAGGTTAAAAACCTATGAAAGAATTGCGCGATAAACGCAACAAGTTGCTCAAGGATGCCCAAGCCCTGCTCGTTAAAGACGGGGTGACGGCGGATGAGATGACATCTGCAAAGCGGATGATTGAGGAAGCGGATGCAATCGAGGAGCGCGTGGGCCAACTGGAAAGCGTGGCCAGCAAGATTGCGGCGGATGAGGCTCTGCCCAAGATTCCGCGTGGTGACGTGGGCTCCGGCAATGGCACAAGCGCGGATGAGGCGCGAGACGCTTTTGCTAACTTTGTCCGGTTTGGGGATAACTCTCCGGTGCTTCGTACCTACACTCCCACGGATGCCCAGAAAGAGCAGCGCAGCGGGCGGCGGGCGGAGCGGCGCGACCTTACCACGGGTGCCACCTCGGGCGGCTATTTCGTTCCACAGGAATTTTATCCTGTGCTGACACAGGCAGAGAAAGCGTGGGGCTCGATTTTGCCGGAGTTGAATAACAAAAAGACGGACAACGGCGCACCCATGAAGATTGCCTTCTCCAACGATACCGGCAACCTCTTGATGCTGGACTCTGAGCCTTCCTCGATGTCTGAGGTTGAGCCCGGCCTCTCCAGCCTCTTGCTTTCTACGGATGCCCTCAAGACCAACATCATCAAGGTTACGATTGCGGAATTACAGGATTCCGCCTTTGATCCTGACGCTTTCATTCGTGACATTTTCGGCAAGCGCTACTATCGCGGTCTGACGAGCCTTGTCACCAACGGCACGTGGTCAAGCGCCTCTACTCCGGTTGCCCAGAATATCGAATCCCTCTTGACGGCGGCAGCCAACGAATCCGGCGTAACCGCGAATGGCGGCTCCGTGGGCTCTCCGGCTGTGACTCAGGTTATTGCCTGGGCTGACATCGTGGCTCTCTATGGCGCTCTCGACCCGGCCTATGAGCATGATGCCATCTGGAGCTTCAACTCCAAGACTCGCGCCCTGCTCTTGGGCGTGACGGATTCTCTTGGCCGTCCCTTGTACATTCCGGCTCCCACGGCGGGCACGTTTGACACCATCCTGGGCAAGCGGGTTGTGCTCAATCAGTACATGCCTGATGCGGCAGACAAAGACGGAGATTCCAATTCGGATGCCGTCTCCATGCTCTACGGGGATTTCAAGCAGGGCTATCTCTTGCGCGAAGTCAAGCCGGGCTTGGCCATCGTGCGCTTGAATGAGCGCTTCATGGACACCCTGGAGGTTGGCTTTCTGGGGTATTGCCGTGCGGGTGGAGTTTCGACGGACGCGGGCACTCACCCGATAGTTGCCCTCACTCAGAAATAAATCCTTCGGTTGGCTGACTTGGGGCGAGCCGGTTTCTCCTCCTTTCCCGGCTCGCTCCGTTTTTCTCAATTTCAATTCTGGGTAATACTATGATACTGAATCTCAAGATGCTAACTCCTCCGGCGCATGAGCCTTTGACGCTCGCCCAAGTAAAGCAGCATTGCCGGGTGACTATCGCGGATGATGACTCCCTCTTGAGCGATATTTACATGCCAGCGGCCCGCGAGCTTTGCGAAAATGAAATGAAGCGGGCTATCTATGCCCAGACTTGGCAACTCACCTTGGATCACTTTCCTCTGTATCCGTGGTGGAATAACACCCAGCGCAGCACCTCGATACATGAGGCTTGGCACTACTCCACATTCTGGAAAGCCTTCCGTATCAAGCTGCCTCGCCCGTCCCTGGTATCCGTGAGTAGTATCTCTTACCTCGATATGGCGGGCAATGAGCAGACTGTTAATCCGGCAACCTATAAGGTGGACACGGACGGCACGCCCGGCTGCGTGGTGCCCGTGTACGGTAAATCGTGGCCTTATGCGGATGCCTACCTTCCTGATTCCGTCAAGATCACCTATGTGGCGGGGAGCTACGGAGACGGGGCGACGGTGGACACTTGCCCTAAGCTGGTCAAAGCGGCTGTGCTCTTGCTCGCGGCGCACCTCTATGAGAATAAATCCGCAACCACGGATTTAAAGCTCATTGAGTTGCCCATTGGAGTGACGCGGCTGCTCACACCTTACAAGGTTACGGTGATGGGTTATGAGGAAAATTAGGCTGGGCGGGGCGGGAGGCGGAGTGGTTG